ATTTCGTACGGCTCGGTTTATTTTTAACAACCTAGAGAAGATAGTCGAATCTAAAGAGGCTCAAATGTTAGCGCATGCTTTCGGAGCTAAATCTAAACGTAATGATCAATTCGAATGGAAAATAAACGAAGGAACTATTACTGCTATTCCTTTAAGTGGAGAAAAGATTCGTGGTTTCCGTGCAAATATTTTGGTGCTTGACGAATTTTTATTACTCCCTGAAGAAACTATTAAAACAGTATTGATGCCATTCTTGGTAGCCCCACAAGACATGGCAGAAAGAATAAAGATAAGGGAGATGGAAGATGACCTTATTAAGTCCGGAAAAATGCAAGAGAAGGATAGGATAAAATTTCAAAATAATTCAAAGATGATTGCTCTCTCATCTGCAAGTTTTAGTTTTGAAAACCTTTTTAAAACTTACAAAGACTGGATGAATAATATTTATTCAGATGATATTCTCAACTCAAACTACTTTATATCACAAATGGCTTTTGACTCTATACCTACAGATATGATAGATAGCACAGTGATTGAGGAAGCACGAGCAGGAGGATCTTCTAACTCTTCTTTTTTACGAGAGTATTGCGCTCAATTTACTGACGGCAGTGACAGTTATTTCAGCGCAAAGAAAATGCATGATTGTACTGTCCCTGATACCGAAAAGCCTCACACTTTGATAAAGGGAGAAAGAGACAAAGATTATATTTTAGCTATTGACCCCAGTTTTAGTAACAGTCCGTCTTCTGATTATTTCGCTATGACGATCCTTGAACTAGATGAGGAAAAGAAAAACCATTCTACTTTAGTTCATAGTTATGCAGTAGCGGGTGGAGACTTAAAAGATCATATAAAATATCTTCATTACATAGTGAATAACTTTAACCTAGTAATGATTATAATTGATAACGCAGGATATCAATTTATAGATAGCGCAAATGAGTCTGAGCTTTTTGTGAGTACACGGACTCATATTAAGTTTTTTGATTTTCAGAGTGATAAATCAGGTGAAGATTATAGAAAAATGCTTCTTAAAGCTAAACAGCAGTATAATATGAAAGAAGGTGTTATATGTTTTAAACAGTTGTTTTCGGTTACTTTTTTACGAGAAGCTAATGAATATCTTCAAGCTTCAATTGATCATAAAAGGATCTGGTTTGCTTCTAGGACGGCGGCTTGTGGTAGTTTTTTTGATAGGGTTATATCTCAAGCTGTACCTTTAAAATTAATGCCTTATGCAGATAAAGGGGATTTAATTGAGTTCCAAGATGACATGGTTAACCAAACTAAAAAGCAATGCGCCCTTGTAGAAGTCAAAACTACAGCTAAAGGCACCCAAACCTTTGATCTTCCTCAACACCTTAAAAGGAGCACTTCCGTTAACCGCGCCCGTAAGGATAATTACACTACTTTAATGTTAGGAAACTGGGCTGTTAAAGCCTATAATGATATTAAAAATACTCACCAAGAGCAAATTAATCATACATTTACTCCCAGAATGATAGCTTAGGTGTAATTTTAAAGTAAAATATGGCTGTAAAGAAGAAAACGGAACAAGGTACGGAACCATTGATGGCAATGCACCAAAGCACTGCTACTCAAACACGAACCCGTAGAAACAAAGCAGCCGACATTCCTCGGACTGACCGCTTTAAAAATATTGAAGACGGGATGATTCCCTTCAAGTATTCGCATGGAATAACAAACAACTCTAATATTGATATAAGAGATACGATTATTCTGTGTCAAAAAGCTTACTATAACTTCTCAGTTTTTAGGAACACTATCGATTTAATGACTGAATTTTCGATTAGTAATTTATTTTATACTGGAGGTAGTCGTAAATCTCGTGAATTTTTCAAAACTCTTTTTTCACGCATAAATATAGACGATCTTCAAAGTCGTTTTTTTAGAGAGTATTATAGGTCAGGTAATGTATTCATGTACCGTTATAATGCCAAGATGGAAAAAGATGACGCTTTTAAAATTAATCAAACCTTTGGTTTAGCTCAGGCTGGAGAAGAAATAGACATACCAGCGAAATATATAATATTAAATCCTTCGGACATTCAGCTTCAAGGAAGTATTTCATTTAGTACTGGAGTTTATTACAAAGTCATAACTGACTATGAACTTCAAAGGCTTCGTTACCCTCAAACAGAAGAAGATAGAGAAGTCCTTGAAAGTTTACCTCCGCAAACTAGAAAAACTATTGAAGATAGTAAAAATGTTGGTATGTCAGCTATCACCATACCATTAGATACTGATAAATTAATCGCCGTTTTCTATAAAAAACAAGATTACGAACCCTTTGCGGTTCCTATGGGTTACCCTGTTTTAGAAGATATCAACTGGAAACAGGAGATGAAACAAATGGATATGGCTGTAGCTAGAACTACTAATCAAGCTATATTATTAATAACAATGGGGGCTAAACCAGCAGATGGGGGAGTAAACCAAAAGAATTTAATGGCAATGCAACAGCTCTTTGAAAACGAGTCTGTAGGTAGAGTATTGATTTCTGATTATACTACTGATGCCAAATTTGTTATTCCAGACATTGGAAACATTCTTGATCCTAAAAAATATGATGTAGTCAACCAAGACATACAAATGGGCTTAAACAATATTTTATTAAGTGACGAAAAGTTCGCTAATACTAGTATTAAAGTCCAAGTGTTTATGGAAAGACTTAAACAAGGGCGTAGAGTATTTTTAGAGAATTTTCTAATGCCAGAGATAAGACGTGTTTCTAAAGAGTTAGGATTTAAAAACTATCCTACAGCTCATTTTGAAGATGTAGATTTAAGAGATACATCGGTTTATTCTCGTATTTACAGTA